GTCCTGATCGCTGTGGGCCACGATAGCCGAGAAGCCTATGCGCAAGGTATGGCTGAACTTTATCGTAGTCTGGTTCGCGTCACCGTCAGGCGTCATGGTCTCGTCTGCGATATAGACACCGAGGTACGGCAGCAGCTCGGTCTTTATCGGCAGCATAGTTGTCTTTCGCACGGTAAAGCCGGCGAAGAACGGGTCGCCCTGCAACGCGTCATGAAAGATATTCCTGATCGTGTAGGAATAGCTCTGAACCGTCGTCGTTGCCGGGTCGCGTGGTGCTACGGCGTCCATTTGCTCAACGTCAATGTAGTCTCTCCACCGCCGTTGCGGGCGGTATCGGTTATGACAAATTCTCCTTCCGCGGGAACGTCGCTGTCAGGCCCGATGATCACGTGATCGTTCTGAACCGGAAGAACCACGAACTCCACCTCCCTGATATCAAGGATGGTGCCTTGATCGGCAAAAATCGACCCGTCTTCCGCCATCACGTTGAGAGCGCCGCTGTTGTAGATGCCACGGCCGCCGTAGGATGCGCTCCCGTCCTGCGGCACGAACGTGACCGGCCGCGCGAACATGTCATAGTTCGGCTCGTACACCATGGTAGAGAAGTTCAGGCCCATCACTTCACCTTCCAGATAACTTTCTCGTTGAAGACATTGGTCATTCGCTCATCTAGCTTCTGACGCAGCTCCTGACGCAGGATCGGCCGTTTGGTTCCCATCCCACGAGGCCCAGATGGCAGCGTAGCTTTAGTCTTCATGATCCGCTTTATGACCGGCGCGGTGCCTGCCGGAGGTCTCCCGCGTGGGTTGCCCGTTGGCATCTTAGGCTGAACGCTGAGGCGCGATCTCGGCCAGATCTCCGTAGAGCAGGCGTTCTCCTCCACCTCCGTGTTCGGATACTTGCGTCGCATGTCCTCGGCCTGCCATGACGTGAGCTCGTTCGGCATGTCAGTCTTGGCAAACTCCACGATCTGCTCTATCGTCTGATCGAAGGTCTTGTATAACGGGTCGAGATCTATCTCGATCGTGACTCCGCTCATACCTCGTACCTTCTGTAGTGCTGAAGAAGGCCATCGATGGTGTTATATGCCGCCGCTACCGGGCCTCCTCCTGCCAACTTTCCGAACACCGCGGCAGGGTCGAAGAACATGACCCTGCTTTCCTTGTGACTCAAGCTCCTTATGCCTGCCACCGCCGCGGCAACCGCCTGGGCCCGCGCCGCCCGGATCATGAGTTCTACCGCTGCCTCGAGGGCAGGAGGAGCTTCGTCCGGAAGGAGGTAACCGCCGGTGTAGGTCACCACGATCGGGTCGCTAAGACCAGGCATGATCTCGAGCTTCCCGCTCTTCTCCTCAAGCTCCCAGTCGCCGCTGGCACCGTCGAGCGGGCTTCCGCGAGGACACTCGACCGACTCGATGTCGGCCTCTTTGACAGGCCAGTGACTCAGATAGATGCGGTTGCTAGCGTGAGAAGGATCAGCTCGCCACGTCTCCATCACCTCTTCCTTGGCAAACACGCGGTTACACCTTGTCGCGATGAAGTCAGAATACTGGGTGATCCATACTTGAATCTGAGCGTCGCTCGAGGTGTCAGTAGACGCTATCCCGAGCATGACCTTCATCTCAGCAAGAGTAGTCAGATCAAAGTTGGTAGCCGGCGTCAAGATCTTGGTAATGATGTCTACCATCAGCGTGTCTCGCTCTGGAACTGCTCGAACAAAGGCCGCATGTCAATCACCGGCGATTTCGATCCGTCGGACATCGTGGCCGTGATGCTGAATGCCACGCGATCTATCTTCCACGACACGACGTACGGCACGACTCCGGGATCGCCTTTGATGCCGCGCTCCCCGCGCTCGCCCCTCTCGCCTTTCTGGCCAGGCTTTCCCGGCTTTCCGCAGCTGGCGATCAGCTGCCAATCCGGGCCCGGGCACGTCGCCGGGTTATCTCTGCGAGCGATGAAGCTCGAGCCGTTGAGTGCAACGACATCAAACTTCTTATAGCTCTCCGCCTCCTGATACGTTCCTCGTATCTCCGGCGTGCCTCCGTCTCTGCCAGCAGCCGCAAGCCGTTGCCAGTCTTGTCCTTCCGGACTCTGCGCAGTGTCGCAGAGAGCTTGAAAAGTTGAGCCTTCATGAGCGACCACATCGCCCTCATAGTGAACTTTCCCGGTCACGTACCCCTTCACGATCGGCAGCTTACCTTCCTTACCTGCGGGGCCCGCTTCGCCGCGAAGACCAGGAACGCCCTGCGTTCCGGCCGGACCAATCGCACCTACTTCTCCTCTTGGTCCTGCGGCTCCTGTCTCACCCTTGGCACCAGTCGAACCTTGCGAGCCTTGCGAGCCTTGCGGCCCTTGCTCGCCTTTTTCGCCGATTTGACCTTGCTCGCCTTTCTCACCGCGCGAACCATCTTGGCCTCTCTCTCCTTGCAGACCAGCTAGACCATCTTCGCCGCGGTCACCTGGCGCACCTTGTATACCGCGCTCGCCTTGCGGCCCTTGGTCGCCTTTTTCCCCTTGCGATCCTTGTTCACCTTTTTCGCCTTTTTCACCCGCTTCTCCTCTCTCTCCTTGAAGTCCCTGAGGGCCTTGCTCTCCGGCATTCCCTTGAGGACCCGGATCTCCTTGAAAACCCCGAAGCCCCTGAGGACCAGTCTCACCTTGACTTCCCGGAGACCCCGGCTCTCCACGTTCTCCGGACGGTCCCCCTTCGCCTGGAGCGCCTGTCTCTCCGCGTTCCCCCCGCTCGCCACGCTCCCCTTGCAAACCGATAACGTGTTCTCCTGGCAGACCGCGGTCGCCTTGCAGACCCTGCGGACCCTGCGGACCAGGCTCACCTTGCGGCCCTGACTCGCCATCTTTTCCGTCCTTAAGCTCGGCGAGTCGTTTTCCGACCATGTCCTCTACGAGGCGTCGTAGATCTCCAACTTCGGTCTTGAGATTGGCGATGACAAGATCAGCCTGCGCCTGAATGAGCTGACGCTCGCGGGCCCACTGGCTCCGCTCGTTCTCGAGAGCTCCTGCGAGAACTTCACGCCATGCGTCAAGAACGCAGTCGGTTTCGTCCGATGCGATCGGCGGTGGCAAAGAGGTCTCGAATCTCTCGTTGTACGTCATCGCGATAAGCCTTCTTCGGCGGACCAGCGGTTGGAGAGCTAGGAGCCGGCGGAGCTGGAGGCGGATGCGGTCCTGAAGGTGTCGGTTCGATCTTGCTGGCCGCGCTCAGCGGAACAACTTGCTGCTGAACTCGCGGCTCGTCTCCAAATTTGACATCATCAAACCCTTCTTGGTTCCGCGCCTCATTAGGCGAGTAGATGCCGCCTTGAACGCCTCGCGCAAGAGCTTCGATGCGGTCCTTGTACGCGGACCGGAGAAGAGCCGAAGTGTCAAATTCAACGTACTCATCGGGCTGGCCCTTGAGCATGAACAAGAGGCCGATCGCCTCCTCGATATGATTAAGAGCAAAACCAAGACCGGTGGCAATCCAAAACTGCATCAGAGCTTCAGTTGAACGAAAAGTGTGCGAGCCAAGGCCCATTATCTGAAGCGGAACCCGAAACGCGATCGCGATATGCTCCTCGGCGATCTTCATTATCTCCGCGAGCTGGGCATCCTTCGCAGGCGAGCTCCACGGCTGAACCTTCAAGCCAGCGGTAAGGATCGGCGTCTTGCCCTGAGCGAGGCCTTTGCTCTGCTCGTCCCACCTATCGCGAAGGGCCGCGACCTGCTCCTTATCTAGCACCATGTCGGTGCTGAGAACCGCCGATGGACGCGCCTGATTGAGATAGAACTGAACCTGCTGATCGGAAATGGCAGTGCTCATGCTCATATCATCGATGGCAGCCATCAGCGGAGTCATGCCCCACAGCGGGAACGGGTAGCGACGCGTCCTGTCGACGTGAAGACGAATGTGAAGAACGTCTCGCATCGGCACGACAAGCGGCTCATCGAGCATGCGATCTATCACCGCGTTGCCCTGGAGGCGATAGAACACCTCTCCGTTCACCGCCAGCTGAGGGAACGAGAACCGCGAGTCCATAAGATGAAGCTCGTCGATCTCGAATCTGTCATTGCGAAGTGCTAAGGCGTAGGCATTGCCGTCGAGATAGAGCTGGCGCGTCGCGTTCAGCATGAAATCCGACATCGACTGATACACGTTGGGATGTCGCAGGACACGGCTCAACGCCGACGTCTTGACCCTGTCACGGCCACCCTTGTCGTTGGAACGCCAGTGGTCCCCAGGGCACATCGCCACGGTCTGGCTGTAAGCGCCGACGCACGCCTCGACCATGGCGGATCTTCCAGTCGTAGGCTGGACGTCGTAGCCGAGTTGCCACCAGTTGGTAGCCGACCCGTCAGGAAGCCAGCCGCCGCTGATAGGCAGGTAGTACGGCCCTGGTCGAGGAGAACCTTCGACCGCGCGGAGGACCGTCCGCAACGTGCGAGATATCATGCCACGCGCGTTCATTCACGTTGCGACTTTCTTAAAATCTAGCTCTCGCGATGCGTCGGAGTATGCGCCGGCGTAGCGGCCCTGGTCGAATACCGAGCCGGACCTGACGCAGGCTTGGCCTCCGAGTGACGCTGCTCCACGTGAGGATCTGGGCCAGAACCATCGTCCTCGTGCTCGGTGATGTGACCTCCGAGAGCGGCGATATCGTTCTCCTCCTGCGTCGGAGTAGGCTTTCCCTTCATCCGCTCGGCGTACTCGGCGCGGGAACGATCGCTGATCTTGCGATCCTCTGCCAGCTGCTTCCTGGCATTCTCGGTAGCGGCATCTTTGGCTTCTTCGGCCATGATAAGGCTCCTTGGTTGATAGTTACGGCAGGGCCGCACGCCGCCAGATAGATCAACGGCGTGCGGTACTAACCTGAAAGGTTCAGCTCCAGGTGACGCCGCTCGTCCAGGCCACCGTCCCAGCGCGGCGCTGGACCCAGTTGAGGGGCAGCACCATCCTGAGGGCCAGCGAGTCGGTCTGGAACAGACTGCGCTGAGGAGCCGCTACGGTCGAGGGGCTCGCGACGAGCTCGAGAGGCGTGGTGTCCTCCATGTGGAGGGTCGCCTGATCGCTCATCTCCATCCGCGGAGCCTCGCCGCCTACCACGACGAAGTCCGCAGCGTCGACCAGGATCATCGTCTTCGACGGCACCGTCGCCGAATCGATGATCGGGATCGTGTTCAACGTGCCACCTCTGATCTCGTCACGGAACGGGAAGATGCCCGTATTCGGGGCAGAGACAAGGGACGCTGACAGTACGTCGCCCGGGTTCATGAGCCAGACGGGATTGCGGATGTTGCCGTAGGTGGAAGCCACCAGAGCCGAGATCAAGGCCTTGATGTCACCAACGAGACCGGCTATTCCGCCGCCCGCCGTGGCCGTCAAGGCCGCGACGCCGTTGAGGAGTCCAGGCGGCCGCACCACGGTCGCCGGGTTCGCATCGATCAGCACGCTGTCGACCGCCACGCTGGTGTCCTGCTGGATCGCCTCCCGCAGCAGACCCTCGATGGCCGGAATCGAGTGCTCGTCCATCTCTTTGGTCCAGGTGGTGATCACGGCAAGCTTCTTCGGCGTGAGGGTCTGGCTGGTGAACGCGCCTTGCCTCACGGGAATCGGCAGACCTTCACCGACGAAGCTGCCGGCGATGGTCGGCGTCCGGCTCCTGGTCGGGATCACGATCCTTCCGAAGGTACCGAAGCTCAAGCTCAGTCCCTTGCCCGCGAGGCGCGTAAGGATCGCCTTCGGCATCAAGAGCGGCATGAGATCGGTATAGGTGGGCTGAACCAGTTCCGCGGCCCACCCGGTGACGGTCGTCATCGCGGGAGCCGAGGCAGACCGCATGACGAGGTCGCAGATCACCTTCGTGATCTCGTCATCGCCGTAGATCTTCGCCCGCGTCTCCTCCGGGGACCTGCTCCACGCCTTGGAGCAGTATGCCACGGTACCAGCCCGAACCAGATAGTCAAGCGGATCGAGCTCCTTCTTGCGACTCGTGATGATCGCCGGAGAGGCGACACTGTCGCCGTGGCCGTTGCCCTTCGGCATCACGACGGTGCTGAGGGCGCGGCTGCGGACGTGACCGCTTCCATTCCCGTTCCCATCGCTCGACCGCGCCAAGAGCTTCTCGGAATCTATGAGATGCTGACGGGTTTTCTCAAGCTGGGCGATCTCAGCATTCAGCGTGGCATTGATCTCCAGATCGGCATCGCTGACGTTACTGTCGTCCATCTTCTCGAGATGCGTCTCGAGCGCGTCCCGCTTGGTGACGATGTGCGCCTCCACAGCGGAAATTCTTTGGCTGAGGCCATCCATGACCTTGCCCTTTCTTCTTGGGGGTGATGCGGCGTGCCCGCCGGTGAGCCCCCGCCGCATCGTTCTCGTGCCTCTGCCTTGCCCGGCAAACACGAGATCGATCGTCTCGGAGGATATCTTCAACGACTTAGCCACGGCCAAGGCGTTGGGGTTCGCCGGTACGCTGACCAGCGAGGCCTCTACAAGCTCTTGCTTGGTAAACTTCATTCCGCTCCACGGATCTTTAGGATTGAGCGGGATCGAATCGATCGGTCGGAAGCCAACGCTCACGGCCCGGAGAATCCCGGCCTCGATGAGGCTGCGGATCTCGTCGATACGTGGAGAGGTTCCCTTCGGCGCCAGCTGAAGATGACTCTTGAGCTTCTTTCCTTCAGCGTCAATCTTCACATCGTTCCATTTGCCAACCGGGAAGTGCGGATTGTGATTGAACAGGGCGATCGGGTTCTTCTTAAAGTTCTCCAGCTCCCACCCGGCTGACTCGATAGTATCGCCCATGCGATCAAACGTCTCGTCGGACAGGACGAACTCCGTGCCCTGAACCTGCTCGGCGTGGGTCTTATGACGAATGCCTTTAGCAGCCTTTTCTCCCCTGTCTTGATCCCAACGCGCTTGACAAAGATCCTGAGCATCATCATCAGACAGTTCTGAATATTGATTCGTCATCTCTTCTGAGCACCTATCAACATAGTCATCTTCCTCCTCATCTTCGTCGATGGAAGGACAATCCTCAGGACCTAGATCGCCGCTGGTATCATCTTGCTTGACAGTCCCCTTCGGCTTCTCACCGCCGTGAGCCTCCCGCCAGGCATCCATGCAGATCGCCACCTTCTGGTCCTGAGGTCGATCAGTGTCGCTCTGGCCAAGCTCATGCATGCAACGGCCCATGAAGTCGCTCTGTGACTCGCCCTTGTGCGGTTTGATCGGCATGACTTATCCTCTCAAGCTTTCATGAACGCGATCCAGCTTCCCGTCACGCTCTTGATCGGCCAACCCTCATCGCGAAGATGATGCAACGCTTGCGTCACCTCGACCGCAGGATTGTCGTAGTCATGCCAACAGATCATCCCGCCGGGACGAATCAACTGGCGCGCGATCCTGCTGTCGCGGGTCACCGCCATCTCGCTGTGGTCCCCGTCGATGAACACCGCGTCACACGGCTCGAGGTCGTAGGCCTCGACATCGCGCTCCGCTATCATGAGCCAGAACCGCGGGTCGGTGCCGGCATAGAGGCCTGGCTCATCTGGAACCTCCGTGTCCTGGCACCGCAGGGTAGGGCGATGGTCCTCCGGCACGTCAATGCCGATGTAACGCTCGAGACTCGACACGTTGTCAAGAACTCGCTTCGCGGTGATACCCATGTTGCAGCCGAACTCGATCATGACTCGCGGCGCGACGCTGCCCACGAGAGCGATCAGGATGGCCGTCTCGTTCCAGTTCAGATAGTAGCTGAACGGACCGTTGACGCTCCTCACGCCGAGGCTAGCTTGGGGAACTCTCTCGAGCATCCGACCTGCGCCAAGGCGCTGTCCCA